GGCTTTGCGTGAGCAGCAAGAGGCTTTAAATATTGCCCAGAAGATTTTGGACGAGAACAAAAAGCTAAAAGAAATGCTGCAAACTGGGGAAAAAGAGCTTATTACGACTTATCAAACTTCTGCAGAATTAGAGTTAGATAAAGCTAAAAAAGCCTATAAAGAAGCTTACGATTCAGGCGACTCTGACCGGATTTTAGAAGCGCATGAGGAAATGACCAAAGCGCAATTAAAACTGGACAAAGCTAAAAACTTTAAACCTACTGTACAAATTTCTGAAAATGATGTACAAATACCACAAAAGCAGTCTCAGCAACCTGCACAGCTAGATCCTAAAGTTGCTGACTGGGTTTCAAAAAACCAATGGTTTGTTGATCCTAAAAAGCGAGCGATGCGCAAGTTTGCTGAAGGGGTTCACGAAGAATTGGAAGAAACCTACGGAAGAGGGTATGTCGGTACGGATGCTTATTACAACCGTATTGACGATGAAGTAAAACGGCGTTTCCCTGAGGAATTTGCCGACATCCAAAACGATGAGGAAGAAAAGCCTCAACGTACATCAAAACTTAGCACGGTTGTAGCTCCGGCGAAGAGAAGTACTTCTTCTAAGAAGGTAGTGCTAACTAAATCGCAAATGGCAACTATCAAAAAACTTGGTATTAGCCCTGAGCAATATGTCCGTGAACAACAGAAATTGGGAGCCTAAAAATGGCAACAAACAGATTAGAACGTGAACTACAAAACCGTACCATGCAGGAGCGGCCCAAGCAGTGGCAGCAACCCGAGCTTTTGCCCGAACCGGACAAGCAGCCTGGCTACGCGTACAGATGGATTCGTATCTCAACCCTTAATCAATCCGATCCTCGCAACCTCTCGGCGAAGTTAAGAGAAGGATGGGAACCTGTAAGAGTTGAAGAACAGCCAAAATTCCAACTGCTAATTGATCCCAATAGTCGCTATAAAGACAATATTGAGATCGGCGGGTTGTTACTCTGCAAAACTCCAGTTGAGTTTGTTGAACAGCGTAATAAATTTTATTCTGATCAAGCAAATGCTCAAATGAAGGCTGTAGAGAACACTCTTATGCGCCAAAGCGACCCTCGTATGCCGTTGTATAACGACAGTAAAGTCGAGACAAGCCGCTTTGGAAAAGGTTCTTAACTTATATTAGGAGTATTTAAATGGCTTATCCTGTCGTTGACGCTCCCTATGGCTTTCAGCCGATTAACCGTGTAGATGGTCTACCATATGCTGGTGCAGTTCGTCAGATTCCTATTGCATCCACATATAACACCGCAATCTATAACGGCGACATCGTGCGTATTGCCGCAGGTGGCACAATTCAAAAATCGACCGTAACCGTTGACTCTACTACCGCAGCTGCAAACAACACCGTTGGTGTGTTTGTTGGTGTTCAGTATGTCAATAGCCAAGGTCAAACTGTTCAGGCTCAATACTATCCAGGCAATGCTGCTGCTACCAGCGCTATTGCTTATGTAGTTGATGATCCTATGGCTGCGTTTAAAGTTGCAGTAACTTTCAGTGGCAATGCTACTGTTACTACTGTTAACCAAAGCGCTGTTGGTGCTAACTTCTCAATCCGTCAAGGTACTGGTTCTAATACCACTGGCGATTCTGGTGTTTCTGTCTACGCTACTAGTGGCGAAGGCAATGCAGCAGTTCTTCCAGTTCGTGTTATCGCTGTAGTTCCTGACACTCAAGCGAATGCTACCGCATTCCGTGAAGTTATCGTCAAGTTCAACAACCATCAATATCTAACACCTGGTGAGGGTGTGGATTACGCAGCTTAAGGAGCTTAGATTATGGCTATTTCTCGTGCCCAACTACTAAAAGAGCTCCTCCCAGGCTTGAACGCTTTGTTCGGTTTGGAGTATGCTCGCTATGGTGAAGAACACAAAGAGATCTATGAAACTGAGACCTCTGAGCGTTCCTTCGAAGAAGAGACCAAGTTATCAGGCTTTAGTGCCGCTCCCGTGAAGAACGAGGGTGCACCGATTGCTTATGACAACGGTCAAGAGGCTTGGACAGCTCGCTATACCCACGTAACGATCGCTCAGGGTTTCTCTCTGACCGAAGAAGCAATTGAAGATAACTTGTATGACTCCTTGTCTGCTCGTTATACCAAGGCTTTGGCTCGTTCCATGGCGTATACCAAGCAAGTTCGTGCTGCTTCTGTTTTAAACAATGGTTTTAGCGCAAGCTATCCAGGCGGTGACGGTGTTGCATTATTTGCAAACAACCACCCACTCGTTTCTGGTGGCACCAACAGCAACATTCCTACGACCGCTGCTGACCTTAACGAGACTTCATTAGAAGCCGCCGTTATTCAAATCAGCTTGTGGACTGACGAGCGTTCGCTCTTGATCGCTGCTAAACCACGTAAGTTGATCGTTCCACCTGCATTGCAGTTCGTTGCAACCCGTTTGCTAGAAACCGAACTCCGTGTTGGTACAAATGACAACGACATCAATGCAATCAAGAACAACGGTTCGATTCCAGAGGGTTATACCATTAACCACTTCTTGACCGATACCAATGCTTGGTACTTGACCACTGATGTTCCAAACGGCATGAAGCATTTCGTTCGTGTGCCACTCCAGAACTCGATGGACGGCGACTTCGACACCGGTAACGTACGTTACAAGTCTCGTGAGCGTTATTCATTCGGCTGGTCTGATCCACTCGGAATGTTCGGTTCCGCAGGAGCCTAAAGAAAGGGGACTTCGGTCCCCTTTTTGTTGCATTTATTTTTATTTGATGTAAGATTCATTTATCTGGGTGAATCGCCTGTCAAACCGCCCCAGCGGACGCATACACGATTGATAGGCTGAACTTTGTATGAAGGACAATTTATTATGGCAACAGCAACTACCTCAGCCGTATGGCGCTCCACTGGTGGAGATCAAACACGCACTGCAGAAGCAGGCTCCATGGTTATGGCAGTCCCCTTCCATATTGCTAACTTAGCAGCGACTGCAAACGTACTTAATGTTTCTGGCGGATCAGCTTTAGTTCTTCCTGCTGGCGCAGTAGTAACCGAAGTTATTGTTAGCGCTACTGGTACTGGACGTGCTGACATAGGGTTTACCCCACTTGTTAACGTTGGCCCCGGTCAAACCACTACTCTTGGCACCAATGTTCCACAAGGCTTAGTAGCTAATTTAACTATGGCTAGCCGTGTAACCATTTCTACTGGCGGTACAGGTGGCGGTGCTTCTTTGGGCAACGTAGCTAATGCAACTAACTTAGTCGTTGTTACTAGCGCTGCTAACGGTACTTCTTCTGGTACGGTTTCTGGTCGGATCATCTATCACGTAGCTGACGCTGGTCAACAAAGCGCCTAATAGGAGGCTCTTATGGGCATGCAATATGACGTAAGTTCGGCGTCTAATACCGCCAGTGCAACCTATGTAAATGGGCCAGCACGTCTAAAAGCTGTGTACTTTACTGGTACAGCTAATGCTGGTTCGGTTACGTTTAGAGATGGTGGAGCTTCTGGCGATGTAAAACTAACGCTCCAATCCATTGCAAATGCAACGGCACCAACATATATGTTGCTTCCTGGTGAAGGTATTCGATTTAGCACCACTGTATATGCTAACTTGACCAACGTAGCCGCAGTAACGGTGATTTATGGCTAAGACCCCCGCATGGCAACGTAAAGAAGGCAAAAACCCCGAAGGCGGTTTAAACGCTAAGGGGCGAGCCTCTTATAACGCTGCTAATCCTGGTAAGCCTGGGCTTAAACGCCCACAGCCAGAGGGCGGTCCTCGCCGTGATTCTTTTTGTGCCCGTATGAAAGGTATGAAAAAGAAGCTTACTTCATCCAAGACTGCTAATGATCCAAACTCACGCATTAATAAGTCCTTACGGGCTTGGAACTGCAAAGAGGGCGGAGCTGTCCGTGGTGGTGGCTGCGAAGTTCGTGGCAAAACCAAAGGGAAGATGATCTGATGGAAATGATGATTAGCGCAGCATTAGGTCTGTGGTCTTTGGCTATCAGCGTAGTGCTATCTATTATTGGATACGCAGTGAGAGAAAAATTGGACAAGATTAAAGAATTAGATGAGAAGCTAAATGCAACCAGAGTGGAGGTGGCTCGTGATAACGTTACTCAAGCAGAAATTGACAAAATTATGGTCCACATTGACCAGCGTTTTAATAAACTTGAAGCAAAAATTGACCAACTTATCCAGAAAGGATTAGTAGCATGAAACATTCAGATATTGCAAAAGACAAACCGATGATGAAGAAGGTTGCAGCTGAGGCTGTTAAGGGGCATGAAAAGCGTATGCACAAAATGGCTGGTGGTGGAGTAACCCGTGCTGATGGCTGCGTAACTAAAGGCCACACAAAAGGCAAAATGATTACTATGAAGTCTGGCGGATACTGCTAATCATGCCCCAATATAGAAAGCCTACCGATAAAGAGAAAGAAAAGCTTGAAAA